ATCAGGATTAGTTGCAAGTTCATCTAATAGCGTATTTACTTATACAGGCGCAGCTTCTATAACCCTAAAGATGTTATATTCATTTTCAGGGGAATCAACAAGCGGTGTTTTTTATATTTTAAAAAATGGCGTAAGCGTTTATGAATCAAGTTTTGCTGACGGGGTTGGAATAGGTGGGGAGTTTGAATTATTGATAAACACAAATGACGCGATAAGTTTTAGATTTACAAATACTGCACCTAATAGGGATGATCCACCTGTTACGATAAATGAGGGCGAAGTATCTTTTTTTTCTGAATCTTCTGTGCCTGTTGACGTAGCTTATGGGGATGCATTAGTTATTAATGATACAATCCCTAAAGGTATATTTCAAAGAGACTTTTTTTTAAGCATTACAAAGATGTTTAATTTATATGTGTATGAAGATACTTGGGATGAAAAAAAGATAATGATAAAACCATATATTAATTTTTATCCAGAAACAAGTGCAACTGCTTTAGATTGGTCAAATAAAATAGATAGGGCGAAACCTTTGAGTATCAAGCCAATGAGTGAATTAAACGCAAGATATTTTCATTACAAGTTTAAAGAAGATAACGATTTTTATAATGAGAATTATCAAAAAAAATACAATGAAAGCTACGGGGATAGAATTTATGATACTGAATTTGATTTTAGTAAAGAAACAGATACGCTTGATGTAATATTTGCGCCGAGTGTTTTATACCAAAAGACAGGAACGGATAAAATTTATCCTGCTATTTATAAGGTATCTGATAATAACACAAAAGAAAATTCAATGGATAGTGTTATCAGGATTATGCAAGCTAAAAAGATCACAGACAGAACAAGTTATAATATATTAAATAATTTATCAGTTCTTGATACCCTTACTATCTATGGATATGGCGGGCATTTAAACGATCCTTATGCGCCTACAAACGATATTAACTTTGGAGTACCTTTTGAGATTCAATTCAGTGCTACAACTTATCCTACGACTAATGTATTTAACGCCTATCATAGTGAATACATAGCGGAAATAACAAGCAAGGATTCAAAGCTATTAACTTGTTCGGCTTTATTAGATACGATTGACATTATGAACTTAGACTTTAGTAAGTTTTATTGGATTGACGGGGTATTATTTAGGCTGAATAAAGTAGACGGGTTTAACCCAATGGAATACAAGACAACAAAAATTAGTTTATTAAAGGTTATTGAAACAAAATATTTTTTATAATGGCACAGAATTTAGATTTAAACATAAATGTCAATACGGAACAGGCAGGTAAATCCATCGGATCACTTAAATCACAATTAAGAGAAGCGCAGGCGGATGTAGTTAAATTATCAGACAAGTTCGGTGCTACATCTGAGGAAGCTATTGAGGCAGCAAAAAGGGCAGCAGAATTAAGGGATAGGATCGGGGATGCAGCGGCATTAACAGAAGCATTTAATCCAGATGCAAAATTTAAAGCATTAACATCGTCTTTAGCGGGTGTTGCGGGTGGATTTGCAGCAGTACAAGGGGCAATGTCATTATTCGGTGCTGAATCGGAGGATGTTCAAAAAACTTTATTGAAAGTGCAATCTGCAATGGCTTTATCGGAAGGCTTACAAGCAGTAGGGGAAAGCATTGATAGCTTTAAGCAATTAGGGGCGGTTATTCGGACGCAGGTTGTAAGCGCATTTAGTACTTTAAGAGGCGCAATTATAGCAACAGGAGTAGGTGCCTTAGCCGTTGCATTGGGTTTAATCATAGCAAACTTTGACAAAATAAAGGAAACTTTAACTAATTTATTTCCAGGCTTGATTGAGTTTGGCAATCAAATTAAAAATATTGTTCAGGGAATTACTGATTTTGTTGGTATAACAAGCGAAGCATCAAGGGCGCAAGATCAATTAAAATTAGCTTTAGAAACTTCAAATAAAGCAATAGATAATCAGATTAAGATTTTAGAAGCGCAAGGAGGCAAAGAGGAGGAAATATATAAGCAAAAAAGAGATAGGATTAACAATCAAATTCAGTTAATCAAAGGTACAACGCAAGAGGAATTACAAGCCAGAGCTGATTTGAATACAGAGTTGCAAGTATTAGAAATAAACGAAGCAAATAGAATTAAGAAAGCAAATGAAACTGCTGCTAAAGAAAGAGCAGATCGTATTAAAAAAGAGGAAGCAGAGGAAAAGGCAAGACTTGAAAAAGCCGAAGCAGATGCAAGGGCTTATGAGGAGTTTGATACTCAACTTCAACAAAGATTAATGCAGCTTGATGAGGAAAGGGCTACCAAAAAAAGAGAATTAGAGTTTCAAAATATACAGAATCAAATTAATGATTATGATTATTTAAACGAATTAGAAGATAATGATTTTGCAGATGACCAACAAAGACTTGCTAATAAAGAAGCACTTATTGCAGAACAAAAGTCAATAGAATTATCAAATTTAAACCTTACTGAAAAAGAAAGATTAGAAATTATTGCTAAATATGCAAAGCAAGAACAAGAAATTGACAAGGCAATAACTAATTGTAATAAAGCAGAAAAACAAGCGCAAGTACAGGAAACAATTAGATTAATGGGGCAGCTTACCGATTTTGTTGGTAAAGATACTGTCGCAGGAAAAGCATTTGGTATTGCAACCGCTACTATAAATACATTTCAAGGTGCAAGTGAAGCGTTAAAACAAAAGTCAACTTTACCATCACCTTTTGATGTTATTGCAAAAATAGCGAATGTTGCTACAATTATTGCAACAGGTGTTAAGACTGTTAAGGCTATCACTTCAGTACAAGTACCAGGATCAAGCGGTGGCACGGGCGGTTCAATTCCATCAATATCAAGTATCGCACCATTACTACCACAATTACCAACCGCGCAAATGACACAATTAAATCAACAATCAATTAATGATTTAGGTAATCAAGCAGTCAGGGCATACGTTATTGAGACAGATGTTACAGGCAACCAACAAAGAATGGCAGCCATAAGACAAAGGGCAAGATTTAGTTAAACGATAAATATTCACAAATAAACTATTTAAAGATATGAATACAGAGATACCTATTTATATGTTGGACATTACGGATAGCATAGATGATGATTCACAAGTTGATTTCATTGCATTAGTTGATCGTCCTGCAATACAAAAGAATTGGAACGCTTTTAATAAAACCCAAAAATTTGAGGTAACAAATGAAGATCGCCGTATTATTTCGGGTGCTATTATGTTGGCTGATACGCCTATTTTTAGGAGTGATGCTACTTATGGCGATTACTATGTGGCTTTTAGTGCGGACACTATTCTTAAAATTGTACAGAAGTTTTTTAAAAAAGGATTCCAGAGCAATGTTAATTTAATGCACGATTCAAGCGCGCAATTTGAGGGCGTTACCTTATTTGAAAGTTTTATATCAGATCCTTCGCGTGGTATTATGCCAATGAAAGGCTTTGAAGATGCGCCTGTTGGCAGTTGGTTTGGATCTATGATCGTGGATAATGACGAGGCTTGGGCTAAGGTTAAAAACGGGGATATAATGGGATTTAGCGTAGAGGGGTTATTTACCTACAAACCGAAGGAAGTAAACAAGGTTGCGTCTATGGTTGATGCAATCAAAAAAATATTATCACAAGTTAAGTGATAAACTATTTATTTTTTAACTATATAATAAAAAAAGTATGAACGCACAGGAAGCAATTTTAAAAATTAAGGCTTTGTTTGAGGACAACGCTGCGCCTGTTAAAGAAGAAGAAGCTAACAATCCTAAGGTTGAAGAAACTAAGGTTGAAATGGCAGAATATTCATTAATGGACGGAACTAAGGTTGAGATTTCAGCTTTAGAGATTGGCGGTTTAGTAACTATTGAAGGTCAACCAGCACCGGCAGGAGATCACGATTTAATGGACGGAACACAAATTACTTTAGACGAGAACGGAAAAATTACCGAAATCGAAGTTAAAGAAGTAGAAGCAAGTCCAGAGGTTGATACAGAAGTTGAAGCGGGAGCAGATTACAAAGATAAAAAGATTCAAGAAATGGCTGAACAATTTGAGGCAAAGATTGCTGAATTAATTGAAGCTAAGAATGTATCTGACGCAAAAGTTTTGGATTTAGAAAATAAGGTTAAGCAAGGATTTGCACAAGTAGCTGAATTAATTGAAGCACTTTCAAATACGCCAAGCGAAGATCCTATTAAAAAACCAAATAGCTTTAATGAGTTTGTAAATACAAAAGGCATTAAAGAACAAAGATTAGAAAAATATAGAAACGCAATTTTAAACAAATAAAAATTAATAACAATGGCATTTAACGTAGACGCATTAGCAGCTTATACAGAGCAAAACGAAGCCTTATTGGTAACTGATTCTGTATTAGGAGCAAAAACTGCAGCTTTAATTAAAAGCGCAGGTAACGTTATGGTAGGCGTAAAGTCTGCTGAAACAATTAACATTATGGACACAGACGCAATCTTCCAAGCAGGTGGATCTTGCGGATTTACTGCATCTGGTTCAACAACTTTTACTCAAAGAACAGTAACAGTTGGAA